GAGATGTTCGGAGCCATCGACCCCAGTACGCGGTCGCCGCGATCCTCGACGGCCTGAATGCGCCCATACATGAACTCAGCGGCCTGCTGTATCGCCTGGGCGCGCTGCGTCGGCGACTTGGATGCATCGAGCTGACCGACAATATCGCGCACCTCCCCCTCGTTCGCCACGCCACCCTTGACCAGCTTTGCCATTTCTTGGCTAAACAGGTAAGTGGCCTGCTGCCAGTTCGTCGCCGATGTCTTGCCTGTGCCGGTGGCAAATGCGTTTTCCGCCTTGTTGATGAGCGGGAAGTTTGTGCCCGGCAGCTCGTTGTTCGCCCGCATCAACGTACCGAGATGATTTAGGCCCGTATTGATCGACTGCACGGTGCCGCCCGCCGAAGTCGTGCCGCTCTTGGACAGGTCGTTGATGTAGGTGTAAGCGCCTTTTGCCCCGGCCTCGTTGTAATCGGGGTTAAGCATGCTGGCCCGCGCCAACAACTCCGCCCGATTGCTGCTGCGGCCTAGAGACGACGGCAACACGCGATATTCGGCGATACCCTTGACCAGTGCCGCATCCGATGGCGACAGGCCCGCAGTTGGATCTTGTGCCGTCGCGCCACTATCCTCGCCGGGCTTACCCGTAGTCAGATAATTTTGCTTCTGCGTCGCGGTAAGCTGCACACCATTTGCCGCCAAGTCCTGAATCTGCTTCTGGCGCTGCTGGATGAGCGACGTAGAACCCTTGGCCGGAGCCACCCCAAGCTGTGCCTGTACGGGGGCAGCGGACGGGATACCCATGCCGCCTGAGGGGTCGGGCTGCTGCGCGGCAGGCGGCTGCCCGAGCGGCCCCATCTGCACGCCTGCGGATTGCGCCTACTGCCGAATGAACTGCTGCACCTGATCGTCGGACACGCCGGACTGCGCCAGCGCGTTGGCCCGCTGGATAATGGGGGTCATGGGGTCTTGCGTATCACCCTGCTGCCCCTGTGGCGCAAGCTGCAACGGCACCAGTCCCCGCGGCGTGTTCTGGAACTGCTGCGTCGTGCCATCGGGGCGGTTGACTGTGACGATCTGCGCGGGTTTCTCGACGCCCGGATTCGTGTAAACCGGCTTTCGGGAGATGGGATCGAACACGGAGCCGCCCGCGCCAACATTGATGAGGTCCTTCTTGTCTTGCGGCGCCATCGAATCCGCAATTTGCTTCATGTGCGGCAACATCGACGCGTCGAGGTCGGGCGGGAGATTCGGGCCGAGAACCTTGGCGGCCTCTGGATAAATCGTCTTGTATAGTCCCGCAGCTCCCTGCATGTCGCCGGCATCGGCGAGGGTGGTCACCATGCGGGCATACTTACCCACGCGCGCCATCCCTTCGTCTTTTGCGGTTACAGCGTCCTGCTGCTGCTGTTGGCCCAAATGCTGGATCTTGATCCCTGCGTCAGGGTCCACGCCGTAGATTTTCGCCAATGCCCCCTGATCGCCGCCGAGGGCCGGTTGCGCATATTTGGCTAGCGTGCTGCGCGTGAGGTTTGCGCGACCGCGATCCGTGCCTTCGTTGAAGGCTCCGAGCATGTCCGGCAGGATGAGGCTATTTGCTCCGACTGGCATGATTACACTCCACCCCAGCCGCCGCCATTTTGGGCCGCGTACTGGCCCAGTGCGCCTGACACTTGCTGCCCATAGTTCGACCACGCATTAGCGCTGCCATAGATGCCTTGCGCGCGAGCGGTGCCTGCATTCTGCATGTTCTGCCCCACCTAGTTAGCGACATTCGCGCCAAGCTGGCCCGTGGTGTTCGTGGAGACTTGCGACATGTTTGCCAGAGACGCCAGTCGGTTCATGTAGGGCGAATATCCCTGCTGGTCGGCGTAGTCGTTGCCGAACTTCGTCAGCGCCTTGAGTGTCGCGCCGGAGTTCAGTCCGCCGCGCGCTGCGGCGCTGGCCTGCACCGTCTTGGCTCCCTCGTCCAGGCCGAACTGATACCCCGGCGTATTGCGGAACATCGCGAAGGCGTCCTGCTGGCTATTCCCGCTAGAGCCGCCACCCAGCGGACTGAGTGCCGCGCCACCGACATTGGCCGGCGTGCCCGTTTCATAGCCCGCCGTACCGACCGCCTTGCCGCCGCCGAACTGCGAATACAACTGGGTCACGCGGTTGTTGATGGCATCCACACTGGAATCAGCTTGATACGGCTTGCCCCACTGGCTCTGATGCTCCGCGACCGCCTGATCCCATGCTTGCTTGTAGGCTGGGTCGGAGCCGTAGAGCTGGGAGTTGACGGACGGCGCACCCGATGCGCCAACGGTGACAAAGGGATTGTCCTGACCGCCCGCCGCAAAGCCACCGCCGTAAGCCTGGGCGCCGCCGCTACTGCCGGTGCCGAGTCCCAGCATGTTCATGTACTGGTTCAACCCGACAAGGCCAGCCTGACGGAACGGCGCCTGATCCTGTCGCGACTGGTTGAACATGGAGAGCTGGGCGTTCGTGGCGTCCTATGCCGAGTTGGCCTAGGTGTTCGCGGCGCCCTTGGCGGCTTTGGACTACTGGTTTGCCGAATAGGCGCCTACTACGGCGGCGGCGGCGATTCCCCAAGGCATTATCGGTTGTCCTGTTTCGAAAAGACGTGTTGACGGATGGCCATCATCTGCAGCGCCATATCGCTGCACTCTTCAAGGGTCATCTTGCGATGTTCTTTCGTGCCCGCACCAGGATGGACCTACATCGAGCAAATCGACGCGAAGTACATGTCAAAGGCAATGTGTTCATCAGCTGGCAGCATCAGGCATTCTCCGAATGCAGATAATCAGGGTAATACGTTCTTCGTTGGAATCGTTGCTGACCCAATGCATGCGGCTATTGTCGAACGTGTAGAGGTCACCGGGTTCCGGGCTTAGCTAGCCGTCCTCAAAGCAGAACGCCTGATCCTTGTTGCCCTTGATCTGAATCGCAAACTTCTCGTAATACCCAGCATGCCATCCCGTGTCGATATGCGGCTTCACTTCGCCACCAGGGGGAATGCGAGTGATCAGCACCCCACCAAGCCGACTGCCGTCTACCTTGCGCATGACGCGACGAGCCAGCGACCATGCGGCTGGAATCTTGCTGATTACCGGATACCACACGGAGGTGTGTACGCTGTTGAAGGCAACCCGGTCGCCCTTGAAATTCGACCAAGCGTTATAGCGCACCCAAATGTCATCCACCGCCTTATGCGGCGTTTCGTAAGCTTCCGTGCGTTGCGTGTGTGCGTTCCATGCCTCTGGATGACCGGCAAGCTGCTGGACGAGGCTGCTAACGTCAAAACCTGACGCCATCAGCCTGATCGAGTCACCTTGAGTTAGCGGCTCACAAGCGGGGATGGTCATTCAAGAAGCTTCGGGTTGTACCGTGGGATAATCGGGACTTGACCCGATCCGGCAAGGTTATTCGTCTTGGCGACTTCCGTTTGTATGTTGACAACATCGGTGATGGTGGATACCTGCACGCCCATGCTGGTCACGCCGGACTACACATCCACGAGATAGGCGTTCACCTGATCCTGCTTGACGGCTACCTGCGGCACGGATTCGGCGTTGATGCCGCCAAGACGATTCTCGAAAATCTCATGAAACGCCCGATACCACACCGGGTTCATGGTCTTTCCGTCCAGTGAAATCGGCGTGTTGGCCTTGGGTAGCCAGTTGACCTCCCTCGGCTTCGCGGCGGAGCCAACCCATGGCACGCGGCCGGCCACGGAAATGATGCCAACGACTGTGACGCAAGATGACGACCGCAGCTTGAACGGCTCCGATACGGAAAGAAGCCCAAGAACGGTTTTGCAGGCTGCCGTTGCCATTAGTTGGGTAGGCCAAGCGTCCAGCTGGAAATGGTGTGCGTGCCGCCGCCCGCGTAAACCTCCTCGGTGATGGTCGAGACCACACAGCCCGAGCCGCCCGCCGTGGTGAAGTTGATGGCCGAGCCGCCCGCAGTTGCCGCGAGTTGGAACGTATTGGCCGTGGCACTCACCACGTAATACACCGTGCCTTCGACTAGCCCGGCAGGCACCGTGTCACCGTAGATCGTGACCTTGTTCGTGTTGACGTAGCCGTGGCCGGGGCAGGTGAACGTATAGCTTGTCGGGTCGGCGATGTATTCCTTGGGGTTGCCGGCGTTCGGCGAGTAACCGAGATACGTGCCACCATTCCACAGGCCCAGCCAGCGCACCGTGGCGCCCACAGGAATGTTGAAGCTGGTCGCCGACGAAAGGGCGCGCTGCGCACCGGACGAAGCAGCGAAGGTCACAGCAACCTTCGCATACGTACCGCCCGTGACCTCATTCGCGCCCGTGCCGCCCGGGAAGCCGGTGTGCGCGCTGATCTACGTGAGCGTCAGCGCGTTGAGCATGGTGTCTTTCGCGGTCGTGGTCAGGCTCATTGGCTGCTCTATGTGGCGTCAAGGTTGGCACCGTACACCGCGATCTTGACGGGTTCGGTGGTGCGGATTCGGTAGACGCGGCGGCGAGACAGGCCGAGCCTGCGCGTGAAGCCACGGTTGCGATAGGCGCCGATCTGGCCGATATACAGCTCGCGGCTGTTGCTGAAATTTCTGCATCCGTCGTCTGACCAGTCAAGTAGCCAGAGCGGATCAGCTCCGGGAATGGGCGGCGTGATGCCGTCTAGTCCCACGCCCATCTCGGCCATGATTTCCAGCCGATTATGTCGCAGCCACTTGTTCTCATTCTCTATCACGGCCCATGCCCGCTCGCGGTAAATCTCGTTTCCGTTGTCGGTGTAGGTGTCAAGATCCAGCGCGTACAGGTTGCCGTTGGCATAGTCGCCCAGCATGTGGCTTGAGCCGAGAAACATGTAGGCGTTGCCGCGATGTTGCTCCTGCGCGCCGCTGGCTGGGTTGCGATAGGCCAGCTGCGTCCAGCGCTTGGTGGAGGCGTCGAACGACCACGTTGCATAGCCCGGAAACGTGATCACGTAGAACGTATGGCCGTTCTGCTGGTAGCAGTAGCCCCACGCCGTGGAAATGTCACCATAGCCCGCAATGGCGTTCTCAAGGGCATGCGTGGAGATGCGCGACGGGCTATATCCCTCGGCCATCATCACCATACCGCTGCCCGAATCGTTGGCGCTCAGCCAAAACATGGTGGAATCGGATTTGGCCGGCGAATACTTGGCCGCGCAGCCGTACTCCATGATGGCGGTGCGCACAAACACCAGATCCGCATCACCGGAAGTTTGCGCAATCTCGGTGGTCTGCGTGTTGAATAGCCACAACTCGCGATGATCGGAAAGAATCGCAATGATGGGGTCGGGATTGGCTTCGGAACTGGCGAAGTTCAGCGCGTCGAGACTCTGCGCGTCGCCGATGTTGGTCCAGCCGTAAGTTCCATCCGTGTTCGGAAAGACGATATAGCTGTCCTGGTACGTGCCCTGTGCGGTCATTGGCGCGCCAGAAACCGCGCCATAGCCCAGCGTCGAAAAGGTCAACACATGCCAGCCTTCCGAATGCATGACGGCCAACTGCGTGTCGTTATGGACGAGGCAGACACGACCAGTTCCGGGTACGGCGCCGATGGACGTTGCGACGCCCGCAGACGTGACCTGATACAGCGAGCCGCCAGAGACCACCCAACCGAAGCCGCTGGCTGTGTGCGCCGCACGGATCGGACCCGCTCCGATGGTGGAAAGCAGGCGAAGGCCGGGTGAGCCGTAGAACATGCCCTATTCCGCCGAACCCGGAGGCGCACCCTCGAAGTACAGATTGACCAGCGTCTGGCCTGCCAGCGGTAGCGAGCGCGATTGGTAGGCAGCTCCGAGAAAATCGGTCTTCACCGGGGAACCTGGGTCAGCCGCGATCCGTGCGTGAAGCGGGCGCGCTCATTGGCAAGCGCAGCCATCAACCGACCTGCGTATTGCGCCTTCCACAGCGGCAAACGGCCATCCTCGCCGATGAACGGGGCTGACTCAGCCAGCGCAGCGTAAAGCCACACGTCGGGGTAGCGGTTGAACGCGGCATTCAGCGTGCCGGACGAGATATCCGCCGCCTTTTTGTAGTACCGGCCGGCGATGGCGGTTCCATCCGTTACCGTGGGGAAGAACAACAGACTCAATCCCTGTTGCGTGTACTTGCGTGCCGCACCCGAGCCACCACCAGCTTTCAGCTAGCGAAGCTGGCCCTCTTCGGCGGCGTAGTCCATCGGATATTCGCCCGATACCTGCACGCGGATCAGCTCAAGGCAGTCAGCGGGGATCGTGGCGATGTTTCCGGTAGCCGTGATGGCTAGCGGCGACTCCATTTCAGCGCAGCGCAGCGGCGGCAATGTCTCACCACGCGCGCCCGTCATGCCGTAGTAAACCGCCTACTCCCCCATGCCAATCAGCAGATCTAGCGTAGACTGGCTCAGGGCGCCAGCATTGGTGTCGTCACCGTCGATCATCTTCAGCACGGCGGTGCGGAAGTCGGTGTAGTTCGAGAACTGCATCAGACGCGACCCCGATGGATGCGGAAGGCGGATAGGGCTGGGTCGTTCATCATGCGGCGGGCATGCTCAGGGTTGCGCATGAACTCGGGATACGACACGCCATTTTCGTTCATGTACTGCTGCACGATGATGGCTGGGACCGTCATCAGTGCTCGCATTTCGCTATCGCCGGTATCGCCAGCGCTCTAACGCGCCTTGCAATGATCGGCCACGGCGCGGAGGTCGTCCATGCTGGCTTCGTAGATATGTGCCTCATGTAAGGCGTCTATCTGTTCAATCCGTGCGCGCATGCCAACCTCCGAAAGAAAGAGGGGCCGCTATACCAGCCGGCCCCAAGGTTCATCAGCTCAGGTCAAGGATCGACGCGAGCGGCTTTTCATCACGCACCACCAGCGTGACTTCGGTGCGGATCTGCCACTGCTTGGCATCGCCCGTGGTCGCCAGCTGCTCCGACTCGAACGGACGCAGCTGGCCCAGGGCCAGCTTATCGCCGTCGATCAGGTAGGCCGATGCCGTCAAGCCAGCCCCACCAGCCGCCATTACGCGATCCGGAACCACCTTCGTATTGCCGAAGTCATGGCCGTAGAAGGTGAAGGCGGTGTTCAGCACCAGATTGCCGTCCTTATCAGACGGAACCTACTGCTGCCGCGTGACGTTGCCGGTCAGCGCGGAGACCTTCTGCTTCTGTGCCGGCGAGACCAGTAGGACACTACCGCTGCCGCCGTTGGTATACGCAGCCAGAACCGCCGCCTTGACCAACACGTCAGAGATAGCGCGAGCCGTACCCGCCACCGGGGCGGTATTGGTTACCGGGTTCGGCGCAACGCCCGTGGTGGCGCCAACGCTGGCGTTCGTGGCGATGAAGCCGAACAGGCCACGCATCTGGCCGGCCACGCTGCCGGTGCCCGTGACAGACGCGCCGTTGCCGATGGCGGCCGCCTCGATATCGCGCCTCAGCTCAACCATCTTCTTCGCTTTCAGGCGGTTGATTTCGGACGAACGGCCGTACTTCTTGACCGTCTCGGCAGTGTTGGACACGCTCAAGGTGTCTTGGAAAATCTGTGTGCGGTTGTTCAACGGGCCGGGCTGGACCTGCGCGGCGTAGGAGGCATCAGCGCCTTCGATTGCAGCATTCGATGCACTCGGGGCGCGGTAGCTGTCGCGGGTCCACTCGTGGAACACGTTCGACACCTTGATGCGGTCGATCATGCTAACGAGCGGGGTATCCTACGGATTGAAGTTGTAGATGCGGTCTTCCACATCCTCCGCCACACGGACGACGGACGGGGTAATCAGGGTATTCGCGGTCATGGTTGTTCCTTAAAGCAAGTTACCGAGGGATTGAAGCGACTGCTTGGCATCGAAGCGCTTGAACGCCTCCTGCTTGTTCACAGCCGCCCTGTTGGGCTGGTTTGCCGCCGATGGCTTAGCCACCTTGGGCAGTTGTGCAACGGGCTTGAGCGTGGCCGTTTTGGCCTGCAACTCGTCATAGGCTTTTGCCTTCGCGGCAATCTCCCACAAACCCTTCTGCACATAACCGACGTCGGCGGTCTTGGGGCTGATGCCAGCCTTGCCAAGGTACGCGGCCAATTCGTCGATTGTCTTCTCACCAAAACCCGGCAGGGTGTCCCTCAGCGCCTTCTCGGTGGCATCGGCCTGTTCCGCAATCCACGCTTGGCGTTTCCGCTGCGCTTCCTGTTGAACATTCGCGATGGCCTCGTGCGCCCTCTGTAACTGGCCCTTGCGTGTTTCGTATTGCTCCTTCTGTGCGATGTACAGCCCCACATCCTGCGAGGCCAGTTCGACAGGCGGCGGGGCGCCTATCTGTGACTCGGTGAACTGAGCGAATGCATTCAGACGGTCAAGGGTCGCCGTCAATGCCTTTTCGTTGTGCTGGCGGTACTCGTCGGCTTGCGCCTGCAACGCCTCGACGTGCTTGCGTTCCTCCGCGACAGCCATCGTTTTCTGCGAGTAGTCGAAGCCCTTCTAGGCCAACTCGATCACCTCGGACTTCTTCAGCGGCACATCCTTGCCATCGTGCTTCAGCACAATGGTGGAGTCGTCTCCTTCGTCGTCTTTGGCCTCGTCCTCGCCCTCTTCGCCCTCTTCCTCTTCCTACTCGGATTCCTCACCTTCCGGCGCTTCCTCCTCTTCCGATTCCTCGCCCTCGACTTCCTCGGACTTGTCGATAAATCCGCCAAGATCCGAGAGCGACGTTGCGCTATCGGCTGGCTGCATCGCTGCGTCACCTGCCATGTTTTATGCCTCTGTGGTTGAAATGAATCTGCGGCGGCCGGAGCTGATCCCGGCACATTGGGTCGCGAAATTTCCCATTTCCCAGGCTCCCTCCAATCGGTCACATGGGCGAGGTACTTTTACTTGCAACGACGGCGTTAGCCTTGCATCAGCCTGCGTATTCACCGCAAAACGTTTACCGCTGAAACACGCCCTTGAGCCGTTCAGCGCGGGATTGCTCGGCCTGGATGGCCTTCTGCTGCATCTTTCCGGTAATCATCGTCTGTTCCAGCACGTCGCCCAGACGCTTGTGGCACTGGATCATGCGCCACAGATGATCACGCTTCGCCTCGTCGGCCTCGATCTGCCAGCGGGCGAGGATTTCGTCCCGAATCTGCGCCATCGTCTCGACGTAGACGCGATTGGACAGCACGTCGGCGGCAAGTTGGCCGCGTTCAAGTTCTTCTTGTGGGGTCACTCGCCGCCCTCCTCCTCGTTGGCTTCGCCCTAACCCATCGCAGCCTTTAGTTCATCCAACTGCTGCTGCAAGCTGGCAATCTGTTGGTTCTGCTGCGCGTCGATGTCCTTGTGCGCCATGCTGTGAGCCGTCTCGACGCCGGCCATGTGCGATTCATGCGCCTTGCGGTCTTGGTCCTACTGCTTGAGGCTAATGCTCGCCAGCGTCTCGGCGTGCTTGTCCTCGGCGGCGC